CCTGGTGGTCTGACCTGACGGGGGCTTTTTTGGAGTACTACCCCGCTAACACTAGCCCGACACGACCCGCTATCCCCTCCGTCATCCTGACGGCAGCGTTTATTTCTGCGGAGATGTACTGATGGCCAATAAATATTTTCGCCAATATCACGCAACGGTGGCAGCCACGCCGTATACCTTGTACACAGTGCCTGCGGCCAACTCGGCCATCCTTAACTCCTTACGGGTGACCAATGCCAATTCCACGGATGCCACCCTCACTGTGACTGTCTACCCCTTGGGGGGAACCGGGTACAAGCTTCTGCGAGACATGTTTTTGCCGGTCAACGGGACAATGGACGTATTTAGTGGAATCCCGCTGGTTTTGGAAGCCACAGACGAGCTTGAGGTAGAGGCCTCCGAGAACGACGTGGTCTTTTATTTATCCTACCTCGAAGTAGACAGGAACTAATGAAAAAGGCGATAATCTGGGTTAAATCCGCGTCCTTTCCCGGCGCGCGCCCACATGAGGCCTACAGATTAATTTGGAAAGGACATCCATGGAAGGCATCATGAACTTGCCCGCGAACGTTGGCGGCGCAACTTCCCAAGACGGACTCGACTCTTTTGCACCATTGATCGCTGCGCAACAAGCTGCGCGTGACATGGGCTATCCGCGTTTTACACGTGAATTGTTGTCTGCCGGCTCCGAGATGGACCAGGCAGAGGTTCAAGAATTCTTACAAACCATCCGTGACGCAGGCTTGACGTCTGAAGACGTGGCCCTCATGCGCCGGGTGGTGGAAGCCGTGTTCGGTGATCCAAACAACTATCCTGAAGTTCGTGCTCGGTTGCTCGCAGAAGGTGTGCCAGAAGACATTCTTCCCGAGACTTTTGACTTGGAGTTCTTTGTAGCCCTGCGTATGGCGGTCGAAGAGGCAGAAAACCTGTCCCAAGAATCACGGCCCACGGGCCAAGATATGCCCATGGACATGCCGCTTCAGATGGCAGAGGGTGGGATTGTAGGGCTGCCGCAGATGACGCCGATTGCACGTGAGATGGCCGCAATGGGCCGTAATGGCGACACAATGCTTGCTCACATCACGCCGCAAGAGGCGATGATGTTGAAGCGCATGGGCGGATCAGGGACCATCAACCCTTACACGGGTTTGCCTGAGTTCTTCTTAAAAGGTCTTTTTAGAGGTATTGGCAAAGCGTTTAAAAGTATTGGCAGGGCTGTTAAAAAGTTTGCAAAGAGCACGGTTGGGCGGATCGTAACGGGTATTGCCTTGGGCGCGTTTCTTGGTCCAATAGCAGGAGGGCTTTTAGGGGGTGTAGGACCTGCGGCATCGTTTGGTCTATCTGCGGGTCTTGGTGTCTTTGGTTCAAGTCTTCTTGCTGGTGATGGTTTTAAAACAGCTCTTCGTAGTGGACTTACAGCGGGCGCATTATCTTTTGCCGGAGCGGGGGTGTTTGGAGAGGCAGGGTTTTCAGGGGCTCCTGCAGCAGGCGCCCCTCAAACCCTTGGAGAGGGGTTTACCAAGGGTTTAGATAACATTACGTCACCTTTCCGTAAAGCCGCCGAGTTTATTAGCGGTGGACCGGACGCTGCAGCACCTCCTACGCCTCCTGGAGTAGGCACCGCAACGGAACAATTAGCCTCAGCTCCACCCGCAGAAGCGGGTGCCTTTGGGCGATTTGTAGAGCCGCCGGTAGACATCAATGTTCAACAGGGGTTGCGTCCTGGATTGCCTCAACCCTCTACCATCACGGGTGTTGACCTAAATGCTCCTCTCCAACCCCCTGGAGGAATACTTGACCGTGTTACGCAAGGCGCACAAGACGTTTATACGGGAGCAAAAAACGTTGTCACAGACTACCTTTCACCCACACGAGCAAGTATTCAAGGTCGTTCTGCAGAAACCATTTTTAAGGACCTCACAACCCCGATAGAACAGGGTGGCAAGTTTGGGCTTCCAAACACGGCTGAAACTCTGAAGCTTGCTACTGATACGGCTGCAAAAGAAGCTCCTGGGTTCCTGACCAAATACGGCCCACTTGCCGCAGTAGCAGGAACAACACTGGCTGCAACGGGCGGCTTGGACTCCTTGTTCAAGGTTCCTGCCCCTGAAGGCATGACACAGGAAGAATACGACGCCCAAAGAGCAGAAAAAGTAGCCCAGTTCCGACGAGATCGGCCTGAGTTTTTTGGATCGTTTTTACCTAGTTCACAACCAACTTACCGCGCGGCAAAGGGTTCAGGACCTCAGGGCGTAGAAGATTTCCCCCGTAAAAACGGCGCGATTAATGGCCCAGGCACGGGAACGTCCGATGACATCCCGGCGATGCTCTCCGATGGCGAGTTCGTTTTCACGGCCCAGGCCGTTCGTAACATGGGCGGCGGAAGCCGTCGCAAAGGCGCTGCCAAGATGTACAAGCTGATGAAAATGCTTGAAGGCGGTCCCGTAGGCAAAACTGCAAAGGCATAGATTATGGCCGCAACAACAGAAACACAAATAGTCCGAGAGGCCGAGGAACTTGAGGCGATCAAGCTTCAGCTTCTTGGCGAGGCCGCTAAGCTTGCTTATCGCCCCGAGTTTGGTGGACAGCTACCTGAATACCAAGTGGCCAGCTTCTCTCCCGCCCAGCAGGCTGCACTTCAGGCAGGGATGCAACAGGGGATTGGTAGCTACCTGCCTTACATCGAAGCGGGGAATGTTGCCCTTGGTCAGGGATTAGGCGCAACGCAGGTAGGCCAGATTGCGGCTTCTGGTGCAGCCGGAATGTACGATCCTCGCTCAGCAGCTGCTTTTATGAACCCCTATCAGCAGGCGGTAACGGAACAAAGCTTGCAAGATATTCGCCGTCAAGCAGACATTGCAGGACAGTCCCAGGCAGCTCAAGCCGTGCGTACAGGCGCTTTTGGTGGTACCCGAGAGGGTGTTCAACGTGCGGAGATGGAGCGGAATGTCCAAAATCTTATGGCGCAACAGATTGCTCAGGGTTATGCACAAAATTATGCTCAGGCTCAACAAGCGGCCATGCAGGCCGAAGAGGCTGCGCGACAGCGTCAACTCGGAATTGGACAGCTCTTTGGGCAGCTAGGCCAACAGGCTGGGCAGCTTGGCGTCCAACAGGCCGCTTTAGGACAAACCGCACAGCAAATGCAACAGGGTGACATTAGCTTTCTGTACGGTCTTGGCCAGTCTGAACAGGGCCAGTCGCAGCGGCAACTGGATGCAATTCGTGCATCGGAGATGCAAAGAATGTACGCTCCCTATCAACAGGCAGCCTTCTTGTCTGACATTTATAAGGGCGCACCGTCGTCGCAAATGGCAACAACATCTGCAGCGGTCCCGCAGGCGAGCCCCTTCCAACAAGTTGCAGGTGTTGCGCTGGGTGGGTTAAGCACTTACGGCGCGGGCAAGGTTGCAGGCGTATTCTAAGAGGCATATATGGCTAAAAAAGACATGGAAATTGAGATGGAAGCGATGCCGGTGGACAACGTCGGCATCATGCAGGGCTTCCTTGAGATGATGAACGAGGACGACGACGAGTTCGAAGAGGACGACGAGTACGAAGCAGGTGAGATGCTCGGCCGCACACCTGATTCGCCTGAGATCCTCATGAACAATCTCCGTGGTGACATGCGCTCGGTGGATGCTCGTCGTGACGAGCTCGCTGACCTGGTAGGTTATGCCGCTGCTGTTGAAACACCGGAGCCTGTTCTTGCCATGCTCCAGCCTGTTTTGGCCCAGCAGGGTATCGCTGCAATGATGCCTCCTGGCCCGATGCCCCCTGGAGGGATTTCCCCCGTTGGCGCACCTAACATGCCCAACGTACCCAATGTCCCCAACATGCCATCCGATATGATGGCCCCGATGCAGCCGATGCCTGCAGGCGGGATTGGTGATATGGCGCCAGGGGCCATGCCCCCCGGACCACCGCCATTGCAAATGGCACAGGGTGGGATTGTTCAACGTTTTAGCCAAGGAGGCGAAGGTAGGACGGACGCAGCCGCCTCCGAGGAAAACGATGCGTCTTCTATCCTTGGATACTCTTCTTCAACCCTGCCTGCAAGTCGTTCGCTTGTTGAAAGCATCATGGCCCGTGGACCAGGGAAGATTTCCGATTTAGCACAGTTAGCCGGTCAAAAAACTCGCGCATACGAAGAGCTTCTCGGTGGAAACCAAGGCGATCTTGCCAAGCTAGGCTTTCTAACCTCCTTAGGTGAGCGTGGTTTTGCTTATGCCGCCAATGTGGACCCAATCACGGGACAACCACTTCGTGGGTCCGCTCTTTCCCGTTTTGCGGGCGCTGCACGGGGTTTGCCTGCAGAGATGATGAAAATGGCCGCTGCCAAACGTAAAGAAGATCAGGCGTTGAAGTTGGCGGGCTTAAAATCGGCGGAAGAAACAATAGCCGCAGAACGAGCTGCCAACCAAAAACTTCTTGAGCTTCAAACAGACATTGCGAAAGAAGAGGTTAAGGCAGCAGGCAAAGGTGGAAAAGTTACGGGCACACCCTTCAATCAGTATCAAGAACTGATCACGCCCTTTGTTCAAGGAAATTTAGATCCAACAGGCCAAACGCGTATATTAAACGCTGTCACACAAATGGTGCAGCCGACAATGGTTACGATCACCGATAAAATGGGGAATGTAACCACTGAAGTAAGAAGGGCCGACATACCGCGATCCTTCGTGGACGGTCTTGAGCGTAACTACGGAAAAGAGGCTGCGGACAAGTGGATTCAAAGCCTTGGTCCTGATATTAAGGTATCGTCACTTGCTTTCCCCGCAGTTAAAGTGGCTGAGGGCCCTGCCGCACCTTCAGAAGAACCAACAACAGGCAAAGACATTACAGGCGGGGTTGCAGTAGAAACCACAGAACCCGCACCAAAAACACCAGAAGGTGCGCAGCTTGTTGCGAGTTCATACTTGTTGCCGTCAACTGATCCCAGCAAACCCAAGCTTTGGAACACTCGTGGCTACTTGGCTGGACCTTTAAACACCGCTGAAGCTTTTATTACATCCAACGTCCCTGGAATGCCTCCCAATGTCGTAGACAAGGTGCGTAAGGATGCTATAAAAGCTAACGAGGGTTTAATTAGGGCGTTAGCAACCAATGAGGGAAAACTTTCTGTTGACGAAATGCAGAAACTGCGCCCTCTCATCGGCTTAACCCCACGGGTATTTGGGGGCGAGGGCGCAATGAGCACGGCTCTCGTGTCGTTGGATGACGCGTTGTTAAAAGAAAAAGAAAACTACTCAAAAATCATTGAGCAACCGGACAAGCATCTAGCGCGAACAATTGATGAGGCTCGTGTAAAAGTCAACCTAATTGACACTTATCGGCAAAGCCTTGGAGTTCCACCCAGCATAATGTCAAGTGAACAGCTTAAGGGCTCTGGACTACGGGCTGGAGAAGAGTATGTGGATAAACGTGACCCGAACAAGTTTAGTATTGGTCGAAAAGATACATTCTCTTACCGAGATGAAGCAGCAATTAAAAGCTTCCAACAGAAAAATCCCGGCGGTGAATTTGCGGTGATTTTGCCGAGTGGTAAGATCAAACGGTACCGTGCTCCAGGCAAGACTCAATAAGGCAACTTAATGGATCCTTTACTTACCCCGACGCAAGAAACGGATGTTGACGAAGCCACCACCTATGGATATGGCGGAGTTCCTTTGGACGATGTCCCAGGGACAACGGACCTGCCTTTGGTCTCTCGCCCAGGAGAGTACCGTGAGTATTCAACGTTAGGAGAGAAAGTTGGTGAAATACCAACAGGACTTCTTCAAGGTGCCGTAGAAAGTACTCCGGTCGGCGTTGGACTCACAGGAGGCCTTGCACTTGGCATGCTTGCTGCACCCTACACAGGGCCTTTTGCCCCTTTAACAGTTGTCGTGGGTGGAGGCCTCGGTTTAGCCGCAGGCTTACAAGGTGAGGACGCAGTCAAGGCATTAATAGATAAGTACAACCTCTTTCCCGCCCCCGGTCGTCCAGACCTGGATCCTTTTAGGGAAGGCGCAAAAACCACAGGAGGAGCGCTTCCGTTTGTGGGAAGTGTTCGTTTTCTTCCCGAAATGGTGGACAACTGGGCTTCACGATTGCTTACTGCTTATGGAAAGTCAGCTCGTGAAACACCAAAGCTTTTTTACACGGTAGAAGCTTTGGGGGCTACTGGGTCTGGCGTTGGGGGTGGAATTGCAGAAGCTGCATACCCTGGAGATCCTGTAGCAAAGTTTGCTTTGGAGTTTGGTGGTGGAGCTTTCTTTCCTTTCCGAACAATCGTATCCAACTTTGGTGAAGCAAGGAACGTCAAAAATTCTTTTAAAGAGTTGTTTGGTGAAGGCAAAGCAGAGTCCCGAGCAGCTAAGCGTCTTTTTACAATTTTTAACGATCCCTACGTCCTAGAAACGTTCAAAGAAGACCCACAAAAGGTCCTGGCTGCCCTTCGGTCGCCCGAAATATCTGGTTTGCGCGGAGACGCTTTGCCCACTGCCGCACAAAAATCAGGCAGTGCTGTCTTGTCGGCCTTTGAAGCGTCCTTAGCTAAACAAAGCGCACAATTTGGTGGCGATGTTGAAAGCAAGGGTCGTGCTTATATGTTGGCCCACAAAGAGCTTGTTAATGCTTTAACACAGACGCAGGATCCCAATGCGCTATTGCAAGCGGCAAAGTTTCAGTCGGATTATTTCCGGGACCTTATTTCCACACGGCTAAAATTAGCTCAGGCCAAGATTGACCCTCTTCCAAAGGGCCTTACGCCCGATACACCTGAATATCGTGCAGCAATTGGACAGCAGCTTCAAAAACCTGTTATTGACGCGCTTTCCGACATGCGCGCCTTTGAAAGGGTTTTGTACGAAAAAGCAAAAGCAGCAGGGTACAGAGAGCTTACTAACGAAGACTTAATACGTTTGAATGTGCCTAAGAAAGATTGGGCCGCGACCCGTGCAAAGATGGTCACGTTCAAACAACAAAAGCCTTCCTCTCTAATGTACGAAGTGCTGGACATTTTAGAAGACAGGGGAATGTCTGGCGGCGAAACAGTTTTAAATGCGGATACTTTGCGTCGCCTTAAAGAGCTTGGGCTTGATGAGGACATGGTAAACACCTATAACGGTGCAACTTTGTCACGACAGTTCCAAGAAACTAAGGTGCTCCCACCGGAAACAACATCCGAAATAAACGAAAAGATAAAGATGTTGCCACCCGGCAAACTTCAAACTTTTCGGTCGGACATGTTACGTCTTGCCCGAGATGCTCGTGCGGGGTCAGAGAGAGGTGACGCAGAGGTTTACGGCCGGTTAGCGCAAGCTGCTCTAAAAGACTTGGAAGCCTTTAATATTCCTGAGTACAAAGAAGCTATAACCTTCTCCAGGACACTCAACGACTATTTTACTCGCGCATTCCCTGTTGAAATAACGGCTTCCAAACGGTCAGGTGCTCAAAAGAATCCCCCAGAGCTTTTGGTGGATGGGTTTTTTCAAACGTTAAACAGAGCAAACGATCGTACCTCCTTGCGAATGGCTGAACTGGAAGATGCGGTTGAACTCGCCTCTTGGGCAAAGGTAGTGGACAATCCCAAGGATGCCGCTGCAATGCGGCAAAAGTGGGCTACGGCTGTTCAAAATGGAGATGAGGCTACTATTCGTGAACTCAAGCCTTTAGCCGATCAAGTCAAAAACAGCGCCTATGTTTTATCGGTGGACGACGCTTTTAAGAAGATATTCGAGCAAGACATTGGGGGATTGTTCAGGGAAGTTCCTGCACAACCGGGACAGCTTGCCAAGCGCCTAAGCTTTGATACGGCAAAGTACCAAAACTTTTTACGTCAAAACGACGCTATTCTCAAGCGCTTTCATCCAACGCTTTACAACGATCTTCAAAACGTAAACAAGGCAGAAGAGTACTTCCGTTATGTGCTGGATAGCACAAGCGCGCTTAACAAGTCTTTGCAAGACAAGTCGGCTTTTGCTGCAGTCTTAAATTCTCCGGAAAACATCACTCGTGTTGTATCAAACGCGTTTACTTCAGGCGAGCCCGTTACACAACTGCAACGGTTGATTAATCTTGCGACGAACAAAAAGGTTCTTCAAAAAACAGGTCTGGGGGACGCACCTAAACGTGGTTTAGCCTCGTCTTTGTACGACTGGGCCTTTATGAAAGCGGCACCTGAGCCAGCAGGCCCTGCGAGGGACACGGCTGTTTTTGATCCGGCTGCTTTTAAGAGTGCTATGTTTAGCCCCATTAAACCTGGCCAACCGTCGCTTTCTGAGATGATGGTAAAAAATGGTTTAGTTGATGTAGCAGAAATGACACGCCTTAAAAAAATCGTGGACACCATTCAAAAGACACAGGATTCAATGGGTACACGGCGTTTTGTCGAAACGCTAAACAGCATTAATCCCCTTGAAGACCTGGCTATTCGTTTAGCGGGCACCAACGTCACCTCACAGATCGCGCCCTCTGGACCAGGAGCCCTTGTTGCTGCCGGCGCCGGTGTTCGCACCTTTAAAAAGCTCTTTGAAGACATGCCCCTTGGTAAGACAAGGGCTGTTTTAGAGAGGGCTGCTAAAGACCCCGCCTTCATGGCAACTCTTTTGGAAAGAGGCAAAGCCTACGACCAACGCTCCTTCTTTAACATTGGAAAGCGCGTGATTGAGTCAATGAAACGAAACGGCTTGGCACCCCTTAGCGTTGCAACAATGAACTACTTTGATCAAAGCGATCCCCCGCCTACGGACGAAGAAGTTGAAGAAATGCTTATGAGCCCAACCACCGGAGTTCCGGCATCAAAGCTCTTACGCCAACTGCCTCCTGCCCCACCGACCACGGGCCTACCCTTCATGTCTTCTGCACAAGCAGCTCAGCCAGGACCAGTAGCCCCAGCCCCACAACCCACGGCCCAAGGGCCAGGACCAGCAGCGCCAGCGTCAAGCCGACAGATGCTTCAATCACTGTTCCCGTTTGACACGACGTTGCAGTTGCCCCAGTAGTTCTCCACTCGCTGCATCCACTCCTCCTTGTAACGCTTGAATTCACTGCCTGTGGTGGTGAATTCTTGCGTGGATCCATCCTGCACGGACACCAAAACTGCCGCAAATTCGATTGAAGTTCCATGCACAATGTCATGGGCCATGGCATAGGCTGCCAACTGGTGAAAGTAATCCTGAATCCACTTGGCCTGCTTAGGCTTGATGGACTGTTTGAAGTCAACTATCGCAGGTTGATCCCGATAGACGCCAACTAAGTCTGTTGTTCCCGCATACTTGCCGGGATAATAAAGCGTGACTTCTGAGCCCCAAACCTCTTTAAGGTGACAAAAATACGTGTTTATGAGCCTGTAACCCATCTCATAACCCCGCAATTGGAGCCAAGTTGTGGGTCTGGGTAGGTCCCTGGCCGCTAACATCCGCTCTATCACGTTGTGCATATGGGTGCCGACCGTGGCCGCTTCGTTCTTAATACGCTCCGCGTTATCCCGACCAACCCTCTCGGCCCACGCATCAAGGCCAGACTTGTCCTTGGTAGCAGACAGGATGGTGGTCACGCTGGGCAGCTTCTGGTCGCCATAGCGCCTGCCCCGTTCGGGATCGTCTACCCGTTCAAGGGTTTCGTAAACGTACTTTTTCCTGATCGGGAAGAGTTCAATCATTTTTAATCCAATCTCGTGGGTTTTCTTTCAGGATGGTGTTGGCAATGTCCATCTTGTTCACCAAGGCGTCGACAATCTTCTCGTCCACGGTATTGGGTGTAAATAGGTCAATGTATGTCATCTTGTGGGTCTGGCCGTAGCGATCAATACGTGCTTCGGACTGCAGCCGGGTCTCCAAGTCGTAGCCGTTGGCGTAGTAAATCATTGTATGCGCCGCTGTCAAGGTCAAACCATAGCCTCCGGTCCGTGGCTGGCCAATAAAAAAGCGCAGCTCGTTATCCATGTCCTGGAACCTCTCCACAATATCTGACCGCTCCTCGTCCGGAGTGTCTCCAAAATACGTCGCTACGGCGTTCATGCCGTATTCTTTTTGCAGAGTAAGTTTGATCTCTTCAATGCTGTGCCTGAAGTAGGCCCAGATGATGATCTTGCCGTCCGACTCTTCAATGGCAGACATGAGCTCTGCGATCCGGTTGTTCTTCAGGGGCACAACCTCCTTGTTGTCCAACGTAATGTGACCACAGACGATCTGCTGCAGCCGCATGATCTGGGTCAGGGCATTCGTGGTGGACGTCATCCCCTTGTCAAAGGTGGCAAGCGCCATCAAGACCATCTGGTCATACGCTCGTTTCTGCTCTGGCGTGAGCTCCACTTCCCTGCGCAAGAAGGTCTTCTCTGGCAGATCAAAGCACTCGTCTTTGCGCACACGGAAAGAAAACTTGGAAAGCTTCTCATGCAACTCATCAAGCCTGCGGTAGCCCACCACCTGCTTAAACGTGTGGGTGCCAACACTGCGCTCCACGGTCACCGCATAACGGGCCAAGAAGGAGTAGTAACTCGGCAACCCCAGGCAATCGTCTGACAAAAACTCGCACTGCGAGTACAGGTCCATCGGGGCCTTGGTCACAGGCGAGCCCGTAGCAATCCGTCGGTACTTGGCAAGCTTTGCCGACTTGATCGTATTCTTCGTGCGCTTGGCCGTATGCCCTTTGATCGTGGTGCTTTCATCCACAGCAAAAAACGAGTTGTGCGCATTCAAGAACCGCTGCGCAAACTTCGTCCCCTTGTCCGTGCTAAACGCTTCAATGTTCATCACAAGCACCTTCAAGTCTTCTGTGACCCCGAACATCGAATCAAGGGCCTCGGCCTCCGCCTTCTTCGGGCTTGGGTTCCAGATCGCCATGCGGTACACCACGTGATCGGGCATGTGCTTGGGGATCTCAAGCTTGAACCAGTTACGGTACACGCCCTTAGGCGCCACGATCAAAGCCCCATTAATCTTGCCCTGGTCGTAGAGCATCGCAATGTTGTTAATCAACATGAAGCTCTTGCCCGTACCGGTGTCGGCAAAAAGCGCACAGATAGGCTCTTTGTAGAACCGTTGCAGGTAAGCCTTCTGATGCAAGAAGGGTTTGTTTTTAAACGGAAATGTGGCTAGGTATTTGTCTTCCATGTTCTCGCTTTCTAGGTGAACTTGCTTTCTAAGAATTCCAAGTGTACATTAACAACCTCGAAGTTAGAAAGGAGAAGGAAGTGCCAAAAGTCTATGTGGTGTCAGAAACCACGCAACACAACGTAACGCCTGCGATGCAGTACGGCGAGATTGTTACGATTCTGCCACCCAATGCGCAGATTTTGTTCTCGGTGGTGCCTGTTGTGAACAGAATCAAACGCAAGCTTGAGAATTTTTCCGATGAGGATTATCTTGTGCTCATTGGTGACCCTTCAGCTATCGGCATTGTCTGCGCAGCAGCCGCTGCAAAAAACAACGGCCGTTTTAAGCTGTTAAAGTGGGACCGCAGGGAAAAGCTGTACGTCCCAATGCAGATTGATCTTTTTTATAAAGGAGAAAGTGATGACTATTGAAACTATGTTTGAGCAGGACGCCGATGCACTTCGTGTAAAGGACAATGACATTGAAGGGCTGGCCGCATTAGCCCGTCGTGCCAAGGAACTTGAGAAAGAGATCAAGGACCTCGAAGCAGTCATGAAGGAAAAAAGCTACCAGTTTTTCAAGCTAACGGAAGAGTCCATTCCTGAGGCCATGACCGGCCTTGGCATGAAATCTTTTAAACTTGCCGATGGCTCGTCCATTGAAGTCAAGGCTTTTTACTCTGCAAGCATCAGTGCCGAGCGCAAGGCCGAAGCCTTTAAATGGCTTCGTGACAATGGCTTTGACGACATTATTAAAAACACAGTCAGCGTTCGTTTTGGACGCGGCGAAGACGAGCTTTGTGCGAGTCTGCTGGATCTGCTCGGTCAGAAAGGCTTCCCAGCCGATCAAGCCGAGAAGGTGGAGCCCATGACCTTAAAAGCATGGGTGAAGGAACAGGTGGAGCGCGGCAACGCCTTCCCTGCGGAGCTCTTTGGCGCCTACATCGGCCAAAAAGCGACTATTAAATCTTGATATAAGGAAAACGAAAAATGGCTAAGAATGACGTTGCAGTAAAAAATGAAGGTGCTGTAGCTCTTGTCTCAACCTTTGAGCAGGACGCTATGGGTGGTTTTGATGGTATGGACCAAGAAGACTATGCGCTTCCGTTTCTGCGCCTGTTAACCAACACCAGCCCAGAAGTGGGTTCGGTGGAAGGTGCAATGCCTGGAATGGTCTACAACACCGTAACCGGCGAGCTGCACGACGGCAAGAAGGGTATTGAAGTTGTGTCTTGCGCTTACGTTCGCCAGTACATCGAGTGGGCACCACGCGGTTCAGGAAGTGGCGCACCAATCAACATCTACCCTGCGACGAGTGATGTCCTGTCCAAAACGCATCGGGAACCCGGCGATAACAAGGACTATCTTGACAACGGGAATTACATCGAGAACACCGCGAACCACTATGTCATGGTAATCCGTGAGGATGGCACCCCCATGCCTGCCCTTATCTCGATGAAGTCTACGCAGCTAAAGAAGTCCCGCAAGTGGAACAGCATGGCCATGTCCGTGAAGCTCCCAGGAGCCAACGGGCTGTACACCCCTCCAATGTACTCGCAGCTCTACCGACTGACCACGGCCCCTGAGTCAAATGACAAAGGCAAATGGTTCGGTTGGGAGATCGAGCGCATCGGCTCGGTTGAAGATGTTGGTGTTTATCAGGCAGCAAAGGCATTTGCTCTCAGCATTAATGCCGGCGAAGTCAAGGTAAAACACCATGACGAAGTTGAAGGCGCTTCACAAAACGCACCCTTCTAATCGTTTGGCCTGGGGGCAACCCCAGGCCTCTTCAACTGAGAAAGCAGTATGACCGACATAACAAGGTTCAAGGCGATTTTCTCCGGGCTGGACATCGCCTACGGAACATACAAAATTGAAGGCTCACGGGGCGATGGCAAGCAGGCCGGGAAGGCTGTTGTCGTTCGCAAACCTCCAACCGATGACCTCTGGGAAAAGCACCTTGAAGGTGTAGAACCCAGCCTGGGCATCATCCCCATTCGTGCAGACAACACCTGCATCTGGGGTTGCATAGACATTGACCAGTACCCACTTGACCACCTGGGGCTCGTCACAAAGATTCGCAAACTTAATCTGCCTCTGGTCGTTTGCCGTAGCAAAAGCGGAGGCGCACACGCATTCCTGTTTACAAAAGAACCTGTCTCGGCCGCTATGATGCAGAACTGTCTGCAGGCCTGTGCCGCATTACTAGGGGAGTCTGGCCGTGAAATCTTTCCAAAACAGTCTGAGATTCTTGTCGATCGGGGCGATACCGGTAATTTTCTTAACCTGCCTTACTTTGCAGGTGATAACGGGATGCGCTATGCGATCAACGACGAAGGCGCAGCGGCGACGTTAGAAGAGTTTTACGAGCTACATAACAAGTTTGTTCAAGACGGCATCCCTGAAATCAACCCACCCAAAGAGGCAGACCACCCAGCACCGGACGGCCCTCCTTGCCTGCAGGCGCTTTGCACACAAGGCTTTCCCGAAGGCACACGGAACAACGGCCTCTTTAACATCGGCATCTACCTAAAGAAAGCCAACCCGCACGACTGGGACACCAAGCTGATGGAGTACAACAACAAGTACTTCCACCCGCCTTTGGGGCTGCAAGAACTGCAGATCATCGTCAAGCAGCTCACCAAAAAAGATTACTTGTACAAGTGCAAAGACGCACCGATCAACAGCTTCTGTAACAGCAGCCTGTGCCGGACTCGCAAACACGGGATCGGGGCCAGCGGACCCGACTCGCCGTCCCTTGCATCACTGTCCAAATATGCAAGCGAACCACCCATCTGGTTCATTGACGTGAACGGCAAGCGCATGGAGCTTGATACCGACAGCTTGTACAACCAAAACCTTTTCCAAAAGGCCTGCGTTGAGAAGATCAACCTGCTGCCGCCCACTCTGCGCAAGCAAGACTGGGAGACCGCGCTTAATGCACTGCTGCGCGAGATGGTGGAATCCGAACAAATTCAAGAAGCACCTGAGGACACCAGCATCACCGGCCGCTTCAACGATCTCTTGGAGGAGTTTACGACTCACTTGCAACAAGCAATGGACCGTGATGAGATCCTCATGGGCCGACCCTTTACGGATGACGTTGAAGCGAAGACCTATTTCCGGTTCAAGGACCTCGAAACACACTTAAAGCGCAACAACTTCTTGGGCATGGCCCCAGGGCGTATGGCGCAACGTGTTCGTGATCTGGGTGGCGAGCCGATTACGCTCTACCTCAAGGGAAGGCAAACACGCTGCTGGCGCATTCCAAAGTTTGAACGCCAGGATGCACCGTTTGACACGCCTGAGCAGGGCAAAGTGAGTCCGTTCTGATGCTAAAAATTGACGGACATGATGACGCTGTTATCGGATCAGCAACCCCATGGATCAACCACACGAGGGTTGAAGTTCTTGTGTATGACGGGAACAAAATCGTTGAAAAACTTGTTTCGGAAGGTATGACTCAGGAAGAGGCTTTTGAGTTTGTTGGGTTCAACATTGAAGGTGCTTATGTGGGAGAGGAAACACCAATCATTGTGTGGCCGGGGGATATAAATGACTATCCATAAGGTCTTCGGCCCTCCTGGAACCGGCAAGACGACATACCTGTTAAACACTGTTGAACATGAGCTCGACCGGGGTGTGCTGCCCTGTGACATCGGTTACTTTGCCTTCACCCGCAAAGCAAGCACCGAGGCAAGGGAACGGGCTTTGATCAAGTTCCCCCATTTGAATGAGAAGACGGACTTTCCTTACTTCCGCACTCTGCACTCGCTTGCGTACCGCTGCCTGGGCATAACCAGCAAAGACATGATGGCGCCAGAAAACTTCCGCGAATTTGCCAAGATCGCCAACCTGGACATGACAGTAGAAGAGACGGGGGAAGAAGATGGCTTTGTTAAGGCAGACAACCCTATTCTTAACGAGATCAACCTTGCACGTATCCGAGGCGATGATCTGCACACACACTACAACCGTAGCAACCTGCAGATCGAGTGGTTTCACTTTGAGTTCGTTGAACGCACGTATCGCCAATACAAGCAGACACGCCTGCTGTTGGACTTTACGGATCTGTTAGAACGAATCCTTCTTGAACCTGATCGCCTGCCAAACCTTGAAACCGTCATCATTGACGAGGCCCAAGACCTTTCACGCCTGCAGTGGGACATTGTCAAGGAACTTGTAACGCGTAGCGTTACAGGCTACATCGCAGGCGATGATGACCAGGCCATCTACCGTTGGGCCGGGGCCGACGTGGACACCTTTCTTGAGTTACCGGGCGAGACGATTGTTTTGGACAAGAGCTACCGCGTCCCACCAAAAATACACCAAGCGGCGGATGCTGTATCCAATCGGATACGCCAACGGCAGCCCAAAGTCTGGAGCCCGAAAGAAGGCGACGAAGGCAACATCTATGTGTACGACCGCTTCGATCAAGTGAACATACATGATGGCAGCGACTGGCTCGTGATCGCCGCAACAAACTACTTCTTGAACCCCATGCATTCTTGGCTGTTGTCAGAAGGGATTTTGTTTGAGCGCAACGGCAACAGGAGCGTTGCGGAGGCCGTAATGACAGCCGTCTTAGGGTGGGAAACGTTGCGAAAGGGCAAAGAAGTTCCCTTCAACGTGGTCTCCCAGGTCTACAAGCATCTTGGTTCTGAGTATATCAAGCGAGGATTTAAGTCGTTAAATACAGCCGACCGGGAAGAACTGTTTACGCTTGACAAATTGCAAAAACATCACGGTCTTTTGACCGACGTTATCTGGCACGAGGCCTTGACAAAAATTGCAGAGGACAAAAGGAATTACATCATCGCTTTGTTGAGAAGGGGCGTTAAACTAGCAGGCAAGGCCCCCGTACGACTGTCCACGATCCACGCTGTAAAGGGTGGTGAAGCAGAGAAGGTTTTGTTCCGACTGGACCTCTCTGCACGTTTCATGAACGAATACGACAAGAACCCCGATGACATGAACCGATTGCTTTACGTGGGATTAACACGCGCCAAGAAAGAGCTCCATCTCATACGACCCGAGAATTACACTAAAGGATTCCGACTTTGACTATTCCATTGTTTCCAAGAAAAACCGAATGGGTACCGCCCTATGACTTTCCCGATCTTTCTTCTGCTGACGAAATTGCAATCGACCTGGAGACATGTGATCCACACATGGAAACCATGGGACCTGGGTGGGCTCGCAAAGACGGTTACATCGTTGGCTACGCATTCGCAGTCGACGGTTGGCGTGGCTATTTTCCCGTGGCTCACGAAGGCGGTGGCAACATTGACAAACGCTTAGTTGAAAACTTTGTCAGAAAAACGCTAGAGCTTCCCAACACCAAGGTCATGCACAACGCAGCCTATGACATGGGCTGGCTTCTTTCCTCAGGGTTCAAGGTCAATGGCCAGATCATTGACACCATGCTTGCAGCCCCGTTAATTGACGAGAACCGCTTCTCTTTTTCCTTGAACGCACTGGGCTTTGACTACCTCAAAGAAGTCAAGTCTGAGCAGGGATTAAAAGAAGCGGCTGGCGACTTTAACGTCCACGCCAAAAAAGAACTTTGGAAGCTTCCCGCGATGTTCGTGGGCGAATATGCCGAGCAGGACGCTGCCCTTACATTGAAGCTTTGGCAACACTTCAAGACGGTCCTGCGCAAAGAAGAGGTCGAATCCATCTTTGATCTGGAAACAGAGCTCTTGCCTATTTTGGTCAATATAACGCTCAAAGGCATCCGTTTTGATTCACATATGGCTCAAAAGCGGATTGCAGAAATGCAGGAACGTGAAGAAAGCCTGCAGAAAGATATAAAAAAGATATCTGGTGAGAAGGTGGACATCTGGGCCGCTGCAAGCATTGCAAGGGCTTTTGACAAGCTCAAAATTGAGTACCCTCGAACGGACAAAGGCGCACCAAGCTTTACGCGTAGCTTTTTAGAGACACATGACCACCCAATTAGCCAACTGATCACCGAGTCTCGGGAGTTCAACAAGACCGCCGGCACATTCCTCGGGCCTTATTTGGACCACGCACGAGCCGACGGCCGCATCCATCCACACATTAACCAGTTGCGTTCAGACGACGGTGGCACCGTCACCGGCCGCCTCTCAATGGCAAACCCAAACTTGCAGCAGGTGCCTGCACGGCATGAGGTCATTGGACCCCTTGTGAGAAGCCTTTTCCTACCCGAAGAAGGTCAGCAATGGGCCGCCTGCGACTTCTCTAGCCAAGAGCCCCGTCTTCTGGTGCACTACGCCACCCTGCTCGACCTTCCAGGAGCAGAGACCATGGCCCAAGCCTACCGAGACAACCCCGGCACCGACTTTCACCAGATGGTGGCCGACATGGCAGGCATCCAAAGAAAACAGGCTAAGACCATTGGCCTGGGCCTGATGTACGGCATGGGTAAGAACAAACTGGCCGACCAGCTTGATCTACCGGTAGATGAGGCCGGTGAGCTTATGACCGTCTTTCACCAGAAAGTGCCGTTCCTAAAGGGCACGGTCAATGCCGTGATGAAACGAATCGAGCACCCCGGATCAGGGGGCGCCATCCGTACTTTGCTCGGGCGTAAGTGCCGCTTCCCTCTCTGGGAGCCCACGCAGTGGGGCATAAACAAGGCCCTTCCGTATGAGCAAGCCATTATGGAATATGGTCGATCCATTAAGCGAGCATTTACTTACAAAGGCTTGAACCGACTCATCCAGGGCTCGGCCGCTGATCAGACAAAGGCTGCGATGGTGGCGCTCCATAAAGCAGGTTTCAACCTCCTGTTGCAGGTTCATGACGAAATAGCCTTGTCAGTATCCTCTTATGGTGAGGCTCGTGAAGCAGCCGAGATTATGCAAAACGCCGTGGAGCTTGAAATCCCCTCCAGGGTGGACGTAGAAATTGGACCTTCCTGGGGTAAAGCGGCATAATCAAGGCTTGATGTATCCTCCTCTCCCGTCACAGGGACTTGACCCGCCACCTCGGCGGGTTTTTTTTCGTCTGCACTTGCACTACCCGTAGATTGTGTGATACCGTTAAGATACTCAAGAAAGGAGAATTGCATGCCAGAAAAACGGAAGTCCCCGAGCAAGCGCGACACACCTTGGTATACGGCCCAAATTCGTTACGACAACATGGCCAAACTAAGGGAAATCGCAGACCATAACAATGACCCGATGACCCGAACTTTAGGTCGTTTGATCGAAACAGAGTACGACCTTGTTTTTCCAGAAAGCAGAAAGGAACCCAATGCCCGTACACACAACGTACATCCAACTTGAAGTTGACATTGATTACGAAATCGACCCGCCCGAGCTGGGGCTGCCCGAGCAGGTGGACATCCAAAGCGTGACAGTGACCGGGGTTCACGGAGCAGGACGTAAGCAAAACCTTTTGAAGTACATCAACGAGTCCGACAGAATATCTCTGGAAGACGAAATACTAGGAGAAAGAGCATGAGTCATATCACCAAAACCCGAGAAGAAGTTCTTAACCGAGGCACCTTTAACGAGGATGAAGGCACGTTTACATTTGATGCCATCACATTAAAGGACGCTTTACTTGACCTTTACACCAAGGCCTTTAGCCGTGGCGTGGACGAGTACCTGGAGAACTTTGATAAGCGGATGGGGAAAGCCAATGAAACTGTCTGAGGCCGGCCACACGTCCAACATCGAATACTGGAAGGCCGTCGCAAGGCGGTATCAGGCCCAACGCGACATGGCCCTGCAAAAAGTCCAGTTCCTACAAGAACGCATGTTAGAGGAAACCGGCAAGGCGTATGACGGCAACGACTGGTTACGACAGGTCGCTGCCACCGGAGCACGTCGCAACAACCCCATCCACAATTTTTTTCGCAAACTAAGGAGAACATTCTATGGCTTCGTATCCCGACATCGACAAAATTGATACCAACATCCGCCACGCCAAAGGCATTATTGATTTGGTGATTGACAACATCGGCAACAAGTTGGATTCCGACCCAGACGCCATTGAGTTCGCTCTTTGGTCCGCCGCCAAACACTTAAGGCAAGCAACCGATGAAATCGAAGACGTGGGAGAAAAAAATCTTTCAGAGCTACTTTCCAAAGTGGACCCCGACCCGCTCGGTGATGATGAAGAAAGCATATTCAAGGATGACGAAGACGAACAAACCAACGACGACCTCGTCTTTGAAATCCGAGTTGGAAAGGATGGAGAGCTCGCTGATATAGAAAGGATTTACAAATGACCATCACCGGCCACAGTCTTTCGCAACTGATTGACCAGAAGCCGGTGGACGACCATCTCACCGACAAGCTCGTCAATCGCCCAGCCCATTACACCGGCGGGGAGGTGGAATGCATCCAGGCCATCAAGGCCGCAACCAAGGGCCTGCCTGCTTTTGAGGCCATCTGTGTCGGCCACGTCATCCGCTACCTCTGGCGCTATCGCATCAAGCACGAAAAGAATCCACTCGTGGATGTTAAGAAGTCTGTCTTTTATTTAAACGAACTGATCGCAGAGATCGAAAACTCAGAAAGGAAATAACCATGTCAACTGAACTTGAACAAAAAGCACTTAACCGTTTGCTAGCTGGCCTGCAAAATCTTGGCTGCAGCTACGTTGTCATCGACAAAGACGGCGCCGATTACATCTTTGGCGACGCCCTTAAGAAGGGCCGTAAAAAGAAGGGCTATAAGTACGGCTTTGGCACACTGCGCGAGTATTACGGCCCATGGCTCAAGGACCTCGAACCAGGCTCTTCTGTGGAAATCCCCTGCAAGGATTTTGATATCACAGACATTCAAGCAGGCGTTGCAAGTCAAGCCTCTGACATCTGGGGCAACGGCAGCTACATGACGAGCATGAACCGTGAGAAAAACGTTGTTGAAGTGCTGAGGTTGCTATGAGCCATTCATTCAACGTTGAGATGATGGAGGAGCATGACGACGGCTCGGCCACTTTTACAGTCAGCGGTGACAAGGCCTCTATGCAGGCCTTGTTCGAGGCCTTCTTCACTCAAGCAGTTATTAACGGCATTGATTACGCCGTTGAAAAGAAGGACCGCTGGGTTGCGGAGAGAAAGCTGGTTGATGCCGCTGTTGAATTCAACAAGGCCGTCTGGGCCTGGGAAGAGTTCGAAGGCGTTGACTGGCAGGACCTTAAACGCTTTCACGAGAAGTTTGATGAGGCCGTTAAGGCGTACCAGAAACACTAACCACCTTTAGAAAGGAGAAAGATTGTGAACTACGACAGCTACCTTGATTACAGCCTTGACGCGTACAACGAATCACGGGTCCAACTACTTGATGACAGGCGAGTGTTCGAGATCGCCAAGCGTTTTGAGCTTGGCGACGACGAGGACGAAATCCGGCGCTTTGCCGAGGCCATTCAAGAGGCCTTCATGGAGGAGAACAACTAATGAACGAAGAAGTCTGCGTCGATGACATTGCAAAACTGCTGGAAGTCAGTCGCAAGAGTGCGATACAGCGCATGGCACGACTGGTCAAACGGCATCATGCAGTCCGGTTGAGCATGCCCACCACAGGCAACCCTGCTCGCTTTCGGCTGCTGGTGTCAAAAGAAAGCCTTCTGCATACCCAGAAGTTTGCTGGCCCCAAGATGAATCGGGAAATTAATTGGGGTAAGTTTTGCAGTGACCCGTTTGGTATGACAAAGAAGGAGGTGGCGGAATGAACGACCTAAGACAAGCGGCAGAGATGGCGTTGAAACAACTCCAGCGAGATGACGTTTATTTGGGTCATCGGAGCAAGACCAGAGCAGATGCAATAGAAGCACTACGCCAAGCACTCGACCTACAAACCGCTATCGAACGAGGCACTAGGGCTTGGGCAGATGTTCCCAATGCGAGTGAGTGGGTAGAGGAACTGCGGGGGAATGACACCCCTGAAGTGACCCCAGAAGTCGATAAAGCATATGCAAAACTCGACACAACAGCAGGAGTTTTGCATAAGGAATGGGTAGATAGACTCGTCCGCATCATGGGTACATTCGATTTAGCAACAGGCCACGCTGACACCATGGATCAGGCACTCGATGCTTTAGAGGAAGAATTACGCGATGTGCTTGGATATTTGAGAGCAAGGCGGCAATGGGTTGGGCTGACGGATGAGGAGATAGCGGAATATTGGGGCGACACCCACGCTGGAAACACAAGATATGTGCAGTCTTTTGCACGAGCCCTTGAGGCAACGCTTAAGGAGAAAAATGGTGGATAACACCACACGCACCCATACCCCGGAACACATCCAGGCCATCACCCGCAAGTGGCGGGGGCTGCAGGACAAAGATCTTCACTTCCTGTGGGTCTCCACCGCAGTCAAGAAGATCAACAAAGACCGCTACACCCTTATCGCACGACAAATCGAAACATACTTAAAAGAGAGGAATACACATGAAATTTAAAGGCCGAAGTATTACTGACATTGAGGTTGAGGACATTGATACGAGGGACTACCCCGATTTTTGCGATGCGTACATTGCCAATGCGTGTTGGGAAGATACGGGCGAGGAGCTTAGCGTTGCTGAGTTAGAGGAACTCAATGCCGATGGCGGCTTGGTTTACGAAGCCACCATGCTTCAACTTTATTAAAGGGGAATACACATGAATAACTGGTTCGTTGGATTTGCCATGGGCCTGCTCACGCTGCTCGCCTACGAAAAACTGCAAGAAAACTCACCGCCCATTGTTAACGTGCCCATCACCGCCAACGACATCGTCGAGGCCTACAAGGCAGGCAAACGCGATGCGCTGCGCACAAACGTCCCTTCAATGGAGCTCGAACAGGCCTGCCTGACCCTGTGGTCCCAAAAACAACCGGAGGAGCCAAAGTGAAAAAAAGAAAAGACATAGATCTTACCGAGCATGCGCTCTTAGCAAAGGATATTTACCACATTAAAGACTGCATATATGCGCTACGTGCTTTTCTTTTGGAAAGAAAATCCACGCTGCCTGAAATCAGTCAGCTTCGATCCATGGAAGCAAGACTGGATTCTTTAAGAAGCAAGCTTGACAACAAATACCATGCGCTAATTGATGACAAAACATTTGACGAGTTCGGTCATATTTATTATTCAAGGGGGAAAAGGCATGAAAGCAATGGTTAGCGGAGTACCTTACCCAGTCGAGCTTGACGACCCACGGATCACGGACCAAGAGCTCCAAGAGATTGTTCTTGCCGTGATGACAAGCGGCATGCGACAGAAAGGCGCCCGGTACAATTTACCCGAGTCCATGCTCATGGAGATAGGCAAACGCTGTTTTGACAAAGGCTACACCGCTGGCCAGAAAGGTGAGAATGATGGCAAAACTTATTCTTGAGTTTGACCCGTTTGGAGAACAACGCGAAGCCGCTCACGCCGTCAATGGGTTGAAGTACTACGGCGCCCTGACCGACTTGGACGTTTTGTTTCGTAGCAAACTGAAGTACGGCCCCTTGACAGATGAGCAGCACACCATCGTTGAAGAACTGCAACGCCAGTTTCTTGACATCACGGAAGGATTACTCGATGACCATTAAACTCGCCCGAAAGAAGTACGACCCTGATGACATTGTCCGCATTTGCGAGGGCATCATCGACCGCGCCAAGGACGGCAAGACCAAGGCCATTGCCATTGTGGAAATCACCGACGACAACGGCCTGCTCTACTCCGCCGCCCAAGCCATGCGCTGCACGCAGCTTGAATTGGCCGGGGCCATTAGCCACCTACAGAGTAAGTTCATCACCACCAATGGAGAGTTTGAATGATTGACTTCGTACAAAAGCAATTGGAAGCCTCTGAGCGCCTCTTCGAAATGATGCGCGATGACCACAACCAACGCATGAAGGAGCTCGAACACTGGGCCATGACCACCCAGAGCCTGCTCACCAAGCTCGCCGAACGCGACATGACCATCGACATGCTAAAAAAGGGCACGATCGTACCCAAAACAGATACGAACGTATCCAAAAATGAAACACCCGGTGAGGACGTGTCCTTCGAGAACCCCGAGCGACGGCTCAAGATCATGGAAAAGCAGCTCGAAGCCATGGCCGAGCAGATCAAACACCTAAAGGATGAAAACGAAGCCCTGCGCTTGGACCTGGGGCTCAAGGTCCACGGCCTATGAGCCACTGCCCGCACTGCAACAACGCCAAGAGTGAGGTCTTAGAAACCCGCAGGTACAAGGACTTTGAAAGCTGGACACAACGCACCCGGCGGTGTTACAACTGCAATCAAACCTTCAAAACCGTGGAGTTAAGCCTTGGAGACCTTGAACGAGTTGCAAACGGGGACGACCCCGACGCAGAAGTTATTTATGATGCAGGGCCTGCGGATCAAGATTAACGACGTCGACCACCTCTTCTTCGGCCCCGTGGTCCACGACCCAGATAGCAAGTTCAATGTCCAAGAGATCGAGGACGTGGGCCTTGTCCCCATGGCCAGCGTCACGGACCTGCTCGCGCGCGCTCAACGAGGCGAAAAGTTCTACGGAGAAGTGCAGTGATCTACCTGCCCATCATTTTTGTCTGCCTTGTGGGCGGTGAATGCGACTTCGTCTTCGCCAAGCCCGTCCCTACACGGGAGATCTGCGAGACCATGAACGCCGAGTACGAGCTGCGCTTAGAAGCCGCCGAGGAGATCGTGGCGTATAAGTCGATTTGCGTTCCGGTGGACAAGGACCACGGCCCACGGACAAAAGTTTGATGTAAGATACTAACCGCAACACTACATACAGGAGAATGAAATGACTAACCAACAACTGCTCTACCTCGCCCATCGCCGAGCACTCAAGCGTCTGGGACTTAGCCCCGGCAACCTCGGCTGGGTCGTCGACCACAAGAACTACCTCAGCAAAACCTCGGGCGGCATACTACAAACCACGCGCCATGGACCACGGACCTACGAGCATCGTCTTTTGGATACAGGAGAATGAAATGAACCCGATCGTCGCAGAGATCTTCCCTTACCTAACAAAAGTGTTAGCTAACAAAGCGGAAATTCTTGACTACAAGTGGATCGTCAAGGTCGTCCGAGACGCCTATGGTGTTTTATATGAAGATGCGATGTACAAAAGCGCGTACGAAGACATCCAAAAAGCAAATCGGACCTCGGACCAGGACCTTTTCACCCCTGAGAATTACCCAATGCCCTTTGAGAAGTTTTTCTTTGTGGTAGAGGTTTATGAAAAAATACCTCACGAGGAAAGTCGTTACGAAGTTTTTCAGTTTCAACGCATTGGTGGTCGGCTTACCTGCAATCTTTACACCTTTTTTAAACAGCCTGTGGGCCTTAAAACCCGTCCAATCGTCACCCTGAACTGCATTGCTTTTCAAGAAGATGGGAAGTTTACGTTTGAGGCTGAGACGTGCGTGGGTTCCGCTTACATGCTCGAAAGACTGGATCTGCCTCTGCCTGACGGCAGCGCATCCTGGGGAGAGCACTTCTCCAATACCGCATACTACGCCCTGGTCTGCGCTACTTACGGCATGTTCGGCCCCGTCAGCGACACACAGCACTACTACAGCACCACCAACCCCGACCCCATCCGCAACGCCCAAAAGATCGCCCGTGGCAACCGCCCGAAGTTTGAATGGGTGAGCAGTGTCATCGAACCACGGACCACGGCCCCGGCTCTCGTATTACACAGAGGGGGAACCCACGCAAGTCCCAAGCCCCACGAACGACGGGCCCACTTCCGCAGGCTCAAGTCAGGGAAATCCGTGCTCGTGCGCTCGACCGTCATCAACAAGGACAAAATGGGCGACCGGGGCTTTGTGTTTCATGACTACAAGCTAAGTGCTTAAGCGTTTTTGCGCACTAAAATGCGTTTTCACGCTTTTTTGGCGCCTTTAAGTGCCTTTTTTCTCTTTTTTTCGCGCTTATAGGTTTCACGTTCCTCCCAGTGCAAAATCCGGTGGCAGTTTGAGCACAAGGGGATGCACTTTTTAATCTCCTCCATCGCCGCCGCAAACCGGTAGTTCTTGATCAAGAAATGGACAGACTGCTTGTCCGTCCGGTCCACATGGTGAAAATCAATGATTACACCCGAGGGGTGTGTCGTCCCGCAGTGGCTGCAAGCCTGGGAGGCCTTGAACGCATCCCAGACCACCTTTTGCTTGCGTTTGTTGGCCCTCGTGCGCTCTTTCGTCACCAGCTTGTTCTTTTGATACCAACGGGCCTTGTACACCTTGGCCATGGCCTCGCGCTTGGCAGGGTCCTTGTAGGGCACTTAATCAGGCCTTCACGAGCTTTTTAGTCCAATAGAGTGACTCACTATTGGCCCACGGGGCGGAGGGCTCTATGAGCTTGTAGCCGGCTTTAATCAGGTTGTTGGAGCTCGGGACATTGTCCGTGGTGTCAGAAATCATCCAGACAAAGCCCTGCCGGCGCGCAAGACGCTCACGAAGGGCAATAAGACGGCGCTGGAGCCCTTGACCACGCCAAGCTGGTAGTACCCCCGCTCGGGAGAGGTAGGCCGTGTCCAGCCACTGCTGGGAGGGTTCCAGGATGCCAAAGGCCACCGCTTGGTTGTTGTCCAGAGAATGCCCCAGCCACCACCAACCGTTGTCAGGAAAGATTGGCTCGTCGTGCGGCAGACAAGCAAGCTGCAATACACGCATTACGGGCAATACACCACTCGGAGGAGTGGTGTAACGAGTGGTGTGGTGTAACGAGTGGTGTACTAACCGGAAACGGACCATAACGGGAAGTGTAGTACAGAAAATGTTACATAAATACAATGGGTTGGGGTTTGAAGGGTGTTGGGCGGGGGGACTATACACCACAGTACACCACTTTTTTGGGGCTATACAGTGCACACATCTATTAGGGGTGTTTCTGGAATGAAAAAAAATAATTTTTTTTTTGAACAAAAAACACCCACTTGAGTGTAGTGGAGTGGATAAAGGACCACGGATCAAGGACTTAAGTCGTTACACCACGAAAAATGAGTGGTGTATAGAGGTGTATAGAGGTGTCGTAAAAAACACCCATAGGAGCAAAATCTTACGAAAATCGCGCACAGGTCATTTTTATGAAAAAAAAAAATTTCATTCGAGAAACACCCTTAATAGGGGTCGTTGATGTATTGTTTCCTTGGCTCCCCTGTTGCACAGGGTGTTGGAAGGGGGTAATATCCTGTTCATGAGTGCCCTCGAAACCTTTGAAAAACAAGCAGAAGACAAGGCCCGAGCCCTTGCTGGAAACACCTTTATACGGCCCAAGAGGCATGTGGCGAGGTACAACCTGCTGACCGGAAGGGCTCGTTATCCGTTTAAAGCAATGATCGTCGGGGACTTTTTCCTGTTGGAAGGCAAAGACCACGCTTACGCCGCTAGGAACGCTTTGAAGACCTTTAACCGAAAGAATCCAACAAGACGCTTTTCTCTGAAGCAAGACATTGATTCTGGTTATTGGGTTTGTCGGAGGACTATTTAATGGCTTACAAAGACGTTTGGCACGTTCCCCCGGTATTGCCTAATAAGATGCAGGAGAGAACCAATCGGAAGGTAGCCCCTCTGAAAAAGCAACGTAAGCGTCTGACTCAAAAAGAGTGGACCTTCGTTCAAGAGCTTGTAGGTGGGGACGGGGCCGTCACGATGAAAGAGGCGGCTCTTCGGGCTGGATATACCCCACAGTCAGCGAAGACGGTAGCGTGGAAGCTTACAAACCCTGATTTAAATCCACACGTATGTGCGGCAATCCAAGAATATCGGGCTGAGCTCGCCGCAAAGTATGGCATTACGTATGAAAGGCACATGAAGGATCTCCAGACGATCCGTGATGCCGCTTTGGCCGCCGGTGCATATGGAGCCGCAGTGCAAGCTGAATATCGCCGTGGGCAGGCTTTAGGGACCATTTACGTGGAACGTAAGGAAATCAGGCACGGCACGATTGATTCCATGAGCAGGGAAGAAGTGGAACGTAAGTTAAACGAGATCAAGAGCTTGTACGGTGGGCCACCACCACAGGCAATTTTGGACGTGGAAGCGAAAGACGTGACCATTGAGAAGGACCCACCGTTTGAAGCCCGTAAAGCTTTGGAAGCCTTCCCCGACTTAGAGGACATCGATGTCAACAATAAAGCCGGAAGCGGCCCTGTACAAGAGACTGAAGGAAAACCTACCGAATAGTCATATCACCCGTCTTGAATCTCGGGTGGGTTTAGGTGTTCCTGATTGCTTGATAGCCTTGGGCCCCCAACAACCCCGCTTTGTCATGGTAGAGCTAAAAGTGACGAAGCGTGGCCGTAAGGTAGCCTTGAGTCCTCATCAAGTGGCTTTTCACTTGAAACATGCCGACCTAAGGGTTCCGACCTTTGTTTTGGTGCAGTATCACCCACCGGGAACGACTTCGAGTAAGACGGCTGAGTTGCGGTTGTACCGTGGGGAGCAAGCGGGGGATTTAGTCCTGGTGGGTGTTGACGTGGAGCCCGTGTGGGCCTGTAACCTTGCTCAGATGCAGTGGCATATGCTTCGGTTGGAACTTTTGAAGTAATGGTAAGATGCCGTTTTGGACATACGAAAGAAAGGGGTTAATTTGATTTGGCGCCATTGTGGGAAATGTGGCTACCGCGCACCGTTTGATGACACGGATAATTGCCTGTTTTGTGATGAATTTCCCTTAACGAGGGAAGTTGACCAAGCGGAGTTGGACAGCTTGGCCTTGTCGAGCAAGGTGGAATCAACGAAGGAAATGATGAAGTCAGGTCTGTGGCTGTGGGTTTCGGGTCTGTTTTTGCGAGGGTAGCGGAACTTTTGAAATAGTTCGTGTATCATACGAACTGTTGTACCCGTTAAATACTTTAGAAAGGAACACAAAATGAACCGACATGATTCGAAAGCCCACCTTGAGACCCTATGGGACGCATTGGAAGCCTACCGTGCAGATCTCATTCCGGAAGGTGATTCGCAATATGACGAAATTTGGTCCGACATATGCACCGCTATGGCGTGGATACAGGAAGACCTTGGAGTAGAGGAAGAAGTTGACGACCTTGTTGTAAGTGACGAAGAGCGGTCCTACGGACCTAGAAAGGGTTAAATCATGAGCGCATTTTTTGAGTGGGACACGGGTTTGGTGGAAAGGGCTCTTCGGGAAAAGCTTGCCCAAATGGACTATAGCCTTATTCCTGATGATTATGCCGATGGGTATGGTGAATGGATTGGCTGTGAAATCGACGTTCCCGAATTAGTAGGAAAAGAGTTTTATACAAACGCTTGGGACGTGAGCATTGATTGCGATTACGAAGAAGGCACTTTTACAGTGGTGGCTTACCCAATTGTTGATGACGAAAAGGGTAGGCCTTACACGGAAACGTCCGCGTGGATAACCCTTGCTGATGTACAGGTTGCCACCGTTGAGGTATTCATTAACAACTTAGATGGGGACGCTTTGGATTGGGCCGTCACGAAGGCTGAGGGTCTCGACTGGGCCGTGTGGGGAGATAAAAATAACTGGGGAAACCACGGGTGGTCTACTCGTTGGGAAATGGCCGGACCGATTATTGAACGTGAAAAAATC